TTTCTACATTGTTCCGAACAAAAATTACGTTTATATTTTATTTTCTCTTCAAATTGTTTTCCACATTCTAAACAAATTCTAAATTCAATTGCTTTTTTATGTTTAGCATCCGCAGAACATTTATATGAACAATATTTTTTATTTTCTTTTTTCTTAGATTTAAAATTATTACCACAATTTTCACATAGTTTATCTATATAAAATTTCTTATCTTTTTTAAATCTTAATTCACGTTGACACTGTTCAGAACAAGTTTTTTTTTCTTTACCTTTTCTAACTTCAAAAATGTTATTACAATTTTCACAATTTAATTTTACGATTGTTGCCACCTTAATGAAATTTATTTATTTGTAATTAGTATTATATAAATACGTTTTTATTTTTAAATAGTTTCAATTTTATAAGTATTTATAAAAAATAATAATCAAATTAAATTTTATATTATGGGCAAAAGAAAAAAAACTGTTTTAAATCAAGAAAATACTACTAAAAAAATTAAAAAAGAAAATATAAACATATTTGAAAATGCACCAAAGCATCATATAAATATTCCAACAAAAGATTCTACAAATGCATTTCAAACTCCTAATAATAAGATTCAAAAAGAAGAAGATGTGAATATTAATGTTTCTCAAGAAACTATTAAATCACTTGAAAATAATCATTTTATTAACGCAAAATCAGAAATAATAAAAATAACTAAAGATTACACACAAAAATCTAAAGACAAAATTAATTTAAAAATTACAGAAGAAAAATCAGTAAAGAAAACAATAAAAAATTTAAATGTTGATGAATTAAGGTTCTATCAAAGAACTGGAATTATGCCACAATAATAAAATAATTTATAATTGAAAAAATACATATTTTAAATTTCCACAATCATAAATTCTGAGTAAACCTCTTTCTCCCATTATTTGACATTCTGATTTTTGAGGATCATAACCCTCTTTAATCAGAACATCTTTTCTAAATTTAAATCTATGATTTCTAATTAATGATGTTTTTGTAAAGTACCAATAATTAGGAGATGTCTTACTAATAAAATTAAATCCTAATTTTTCATATAAACTACCATTTGAATATCTCCTATCTGCATAGCTTAATATTTCTTTAGGATTAAAATTAGATATAAAATATTTAAACAATTTACTTGCACCTCCTAAAACCTGTGTATTTAATTTATTGCAGAATCTTAATAATTCATATTCATTATCATTACTATTCTTATTACCCAATGCTCTCCTTGGTTTACCGAATGTCATTAATGAAACTAATTCATTGTCATAAAATAATCCAATTTTATGTTTAGAACCCACAAATCCTTGAATATGATTATTATTTAAGAATTCTCTAATTAAATTATTATCATTAATCTCTCTAATTTCACATTTACGAGCATATATTCTTTGATCAAATATACCTATTTTAGATTTAATTATTGATTTAACTATTTCTTTTTTATATATCCATTCATCTTCAAAAATATGAAGAAGTTGAATTCCTTGTTCTTCAGCTAATTCTGTTTTATTTAAATGATAATTATCATTAACAAAAATATTTGAATGCCAATAAAGCCCATTAAATTCGATTCCTAATTTATGTTCAGGAATATAGATGTCTATTTCTTTTCCCTTAAGTATTTTTCTATCATTTTCGATAAATTTGATGTTTAAGATTTCTTTTATTTCTTTTTCATAAGAAGAATAATTTGAATAAATAGGATTTAAAATTGTTGATATTTCAAATCCTCCATTTAATCTATTAATTAATATTTTTCTATTACCAGTAAATATATGTCCATCATAATGTTTTATTGTCAGATTTTTTTTTGAACTATTCATTACTTCATATCCATTTATTTTAAATTTATTTATTATTTTATCATTAATAGTATTCCATTTTTTATTAATTAAATTATCATTTTGAAGTAAATATTTAACACCATATTTATTTTGATTTGTATTATACATTTTTTTTAATCTTTTTTCACTATTATATTTACAATAATTAGAACAATTATTTCTATATCCTTCAGAAAATCTATTTTTCCATTGAATAATATTACCACAATTATCACATCTCATAATTTTTTTTATGTCATATAAAAAATTATATAATTTTTGTGTAAAAGGTAAATTAATATCATATTCAGAATTTAAAATAAAATTATTAATTTCCATTAATAACCCATCAAAATTTTTTATAATATGTTTTTCTTTTGTTTTCCAACCAGATTTATTATTTGTTGTAAAATATTTAATAAGTTGTTGTTTATTAAAATTTTTCATTTTTAGTAGTATTTATAAAAAACAAAAATAAGAATTATTTTTAATAAATACTAATATTATGGCAGAACAAATTAGGGGAATCCCTTTCGAATACGAACCGAAACGAGTTAATCGATTCTTCGCTGAATTTTCAGATGAATTAGGTATTGAAGTTTGGAAAGTTCAAAAATTTAAAAGACCTTCAATGAAAATAAATTCTGTCCCAATTCCGTTTGTTAACGAACAAAATTATGTTGCTGGTAGATATACTTGGGATGAAATGACAATTACTTTTCTTGATCCTATTGGTCCATCAACATCACAACAATTAATGGAATGGGTACGTTTACATGCTGAATCACTTACAGGTAGAATGGGTTACGCTGCAGGATATAAGAAAAATATTTTATTAAAAGCATTAGACCCAACAGGGGTTGAAGTTGAAAAATGGATGTTAGAACAATGTATGATTACCGGAATTGATTTTGGTGATAATGATTACGGAAATGATGAATTGACGAATATTACATTGACGATACAACCATGGAGATGTATATTAAATTTATAACATTATTAAACCACAAACATATTCATATTTGTGGTTTTTTATGAAAAGATAATGGAAAACGTAAACAAATAATGATAATAGAAAAAGTAAACTCGGAAAAATTCCTACAATTAAATAATAAATATGTTATTTATATTTTAGGTCTATTATGGGCAGATGGACATGTAACATTTGCGAATAATAATAGTAAAACACTAATAATTAAACATTCTTCTAAAGAAGAAGATAATTTTGATTTTTTAAATATTTTATTAGAAAGTGGAAATTGGAACACATTTAAAAGTAAAAACGTTGGTTCTTACACTAAAAAAGAAAATTATATATGTGTTAATTGGACTTCTAATAGAAAATTAGGAGAATTTTTAATAGAACATGATTATCGTAATAAAATTAAATCTCCAGATAAGATTTTAAATAAAATCAATAATGATTTAAAACATTTTTGGTTTAGAGGTTTTTTTGATGGGGATGGTTCAATTACTGTAATTCCTAAAGGACATCATTCAATTACATTTACTGGACATAAAAATCAAAATTGGAATTTCATTGAAATTTTATATGAAAAATTAAACATTTTAAATTATAAAAAAAGAATTATAAAAAGTAGAGGTGGTTATTCTTCACAAATAAGAATATCAAATAAAAAAGATATGATTAAATTATTTAATTACTTATACAAAAATGATAATACTATTTGTCTAAACAGAAAATATGAAAAATTTAAGCTGCTTTAAGTAATTGGATTCTTTCTTTAATTATTTCTTTTGCGAAAAAATCTCTATTTTTAGTTTGAATTATTTCAAAATTCTCATTATTATGTGAATACCAAACAATATATGATTTACCTAATTTTATTGATGTATTTTTTTCAATAATATATTTGTATAATGCTAATTGTAAAGAATATATTTCCAAATCAGAATCATCCAATGTCCCTAAAGTTCCTAATAAATATCGATCACTTATTTTACTAAATGCTTTATTTGTCTTATGATCCCAAATTTGAAATTCTTTTTCTTTAACGTTATAAAATAATAAATCTGCCATACCAGCAACCATAGATTCCTTGTCATAAACAACTAATTCTGTTTTAACTGGTATTAATTTATTTTTACTAACCTTTATAAAATTATCAACATGATTTTTAGTTTTTTCATATTCAATTTTAATTGGGTCAAAACCAAATTCATTAATAATTTCTTGTTTCGGATATTTAAATACTTTATTTAATAATTTATTTTCAGCATAGTCATGGATGATTGAACCTTTCGTAGTTCCTTTTTTATTAATAAAATTCCATGCTCTTTTTATTTTATATTGTGGTAAATCAAATTGTTCTGATTTAATATTCGACCAATATTCTTCATCAAATTCTTCTTCATATTTATGTATTAATGTTGTAACAGAAATATATTCTTTTTCATTATGAAAATATTTGTGCGGTTCATCATAATAAGTAATATCATTGAATTTTGTTAAAAACTCAGTAGAAATTGATTGAAAATCTTGCATATAGCAAATATATGAATTTTTTAATTAATTACAATATTCCTTTGTAAAATATCTTCTAAATTTAATTGTTCAAGATCATTAATAATTGAATTTTTATCTGCTTCAATACCAGAATATCCATGTAAATGTCCAATTATTGCACGTCTAAAAATATTTAACATATTAACTAAAATATCTCCTCTGGCAATTGGATGTGCTTGATCAAAAATATTTAATCTATCATCCGAATTTATTCTTGCAGCTTTAAATTTTGGAATACCGTCATGTGATATTAATGCAATTTTATCACTTGTAACAATAGTACTACTATAAAATTCATTAGTATTTTCATTAGTTTCGAAAGTAAGTGCTACACTTGCAGGATTTGTAGTATTTAATTTTAAAATATCATCATTTTCATGTTTACCTGCTCTGAATTCCAATTGATTATCTCTTAGAATTATATCAGTATTAACTCTACCTAAAATAGCAATATCTTGTTTTGTGGGAAAAACCCCATCAGCATCCGGAAATGTAGATGGTGCTGCTTCTGGTAATGTTAAACCATAATTTGTAGTTGATAATGCCGTATAAATTGAATCAAATTCAATTTTTTGGGGTTGAGAAATAATACTTCCAAGCCAAAATCTACTTCTTTGAGGATAATTAGTATCTTCAATAAAAATTCTGACCATTTCACCAATTTTTGGATAAACATGGAAAAATTTAGGTAATAATGGATAACAATCTGGTAAATCATTAGTATCTGTTATTTTATTATCTAAACCTAAAATTTTAACTTTTATAATACCACCATCCGTTGGGTCATCGATTGATATAACTTCCCCATAGTAAATATTTCTAATATCATTATTTTCCTCTACATTTTTTTTGTAGGGATCACTTGTTTGTATATATTTCTTATTAAATGACATTATCTTTTATCTATTTCTTCTATAATTAATACATAATCTTTTTCAGTTGATTCAAGTTCTTCAATTTTTGTATTAATAAATAATTCTAATTCATCAATTTTATAAGTTGCTTCCATGATATCTTTTTTTATTTTTTCATGTTTACTCTTGATATCATTAGCTAACTTTAATAATTCTGTTGGTGTATGTTTTGAAAAATCATTCATTATTGTATAATTCCATATGCTTTAAACGGTAATATTGAAGAACCTACCACTGTAACTGGTCCTGTTGGTGAAATACCTGCTGCTTGAACTGTAAGTCCGGGAGGTATACCAACAGTTATTAAAGCATCTTGTTGAAATGCTTTAATAATTTCTTCAACTCTAATTCTTTCCATAATTTCATCTGGTGAAACACTACCAGATGGTAAAGCACCAACTGGTAAACCTGCTTCATTTTTTCTTGCAATTATTGTTGATGCAATTTTTGTCGGAGATAAACCGGGTCTTCTTGGCACACCAACTAATATTAATGTTGTTGGTACAGGCAAAGGACCACCAACACTTGATAATTTTAAAATTTTATCAAATCCACCTATAATTGAACTAATATTATTAAAATCAATTGCCATTATTTAACACTTTTTACTTTTTCAATAGATGCCCATTTCCAACCAAATATTAATCTGATTAATATTCTTTGGACTTTATTAGGTTTTCTTGTTACAGCTAATTTAGTACCGTCTAAATTACCATCAATAAGAAATACACCAATAAATTTTTGGTTAATTTTTTGATCTACTATCATATATCTGAACTTATTAAACTTTTTATAACACCAATATATTGATTTATAATCTCTTTTATTATTTCTTTTATTACTGGAACTATTAAAGCAACTAATGCAGCCACAATTAAATTAAAAATAAATTCATATAATAATGCTAAAACATCTTTTATAATACATTTAATATAAACTTTAAATTTTTCTAAATCTTCTTTAGGAGAAGATGTTTGTGGTGTTCCATTATTTTGAAATGAACTCGAAATCGCTAATAACATTCTTGCTTGTGGTGATGTTGTTAATAATTTAGTTAATTCCAATTGAATAAATTGAATAATCCTATCAAAAAATCCATTTCTAATTGTTTCAGCATTTTCATCACTAACCCCATCCGGATCAGTTTCTTCAAAACTATTAGCCAAAGTATTATTAATAGCATTTCCAACTGCAAATGGATCGGTAGAACCTGAAATTTGACTAATTAAATCAGTTAAACCACTTAATGATAATTCTGATTGAACATTACCACAACCCATGTCATAACTCACTGAACCATTTCTTAATTGTTCCGCTAAACTTAATAAATCTGCTAAATCATCATCTGATATAGTAAAACTATCATCTCCCTCAATAACCTGTTGTAATAATTTATTAATTTCTAATTCACTAAAAATTATTTCTGATGATTTACCCTCATTACTTGAAACAGTACCAAAAACATTATTCATGGTATTTGTCATAAATTCTTTTTTATTTAAGAATTCAGTATCATCAACATAATCACCAAACCATTCACCAATATTTTTATTTTGAGATGCCGAAGTTGGTTTAAATGTAAAACTATCATTAAATGATTTGTACTCAATAGTCATATTGTTATATTCTATTGGTGTACCCTCATTTTGAATTGCATTATATGCTTTACTATCAAAATTATCATTTGCATTATTATATGTTAAACTACCAATATCTGAATTTGGATCATTTTTTAATTTTCCATTAACATCAATATCTTTTACAGGTACTTGAACACCATTTGATTTAAAACTATTTGGTAAATCATCTCCTGAATTATAATCAATTAATTGTTTTTTTGTTGAATCCTTTAAGGTTGGTTCAATAGTATCTGCAAAATTTGTAAAAAATTCACCAGTTAATTGTTGTAATGCTGCAGTTCCAACTACAACACCTAATACATCTAATAAAAAACCACCAGTATCATCTTTATTATTAACAGAGGGATATAAATCAGTTGTATCCGGTAAACTTCTCTCTTCCCTTAAAGAAGTATAAGCACCGATAGTAGTAAAAACATTCTTTTTGTCATCCCTTAATCCCATTATAATAAATTAATTTGAAATACTTCTTTTATTTACTTCATCATTAACCATATTAAGTAATTCATTTCGTTTATCTGGAGAAATATCCTTATCAGAATCTTCTGATTCAATTGAATTACCTTTTTTATGATAAACAACCTCTTTTAAATATTTAAGAAGCATAATCTTTTGATCTTGATTTTTAGCTTCGGCAGCTATAATTTTAACAATTTGATCACCAATTGCTGCAATTTCACCACCTTCTTTAACTTTTGCTTCCCATTTAGTGAAAAGTCTTTTAATTTGAGCACGAATATTATGACTATCATCATATATTTCTTGAAGTAGTTTGTTCATACTATCTTCATCAAATTTTAATTGTTTACGTTTAGGTCGAGGGCACATAATTATTTAATTTTCTTCTTTTTTTAATATTTAGCTTCTTTTGAATGATTTTTATTATAAAAATTATTCCCCGACCCCATCATTCGTTTTCTTTTATTTTCAATCCCTTTAGTATGTTTTGAATTTAAATTACTTTTGGCTTCAGGGCAAATATTATAACCATATTTATCTTCACTACAATTAAATAAATCAATAAATTTTTGTTCTACAATTCTCAATTCTTCAATATTTTCAATTATTTCAAGAATATAAAATTCAAAATTATCTTTACCATATTTATTCCATGCATTTTGTAAATGAATAGAATGATGTTTATTTTTATTTAAAATATTTTTATGATGTGATAATCTTTGAATTAATCTCTTAGCACTACCAACATAAACTTTATTATTTATAATGTTTTTAATTAAATAAACACCACTATCTTTACCTGTAATATTATATTTACTTATACGAGACATTATTTTAATAAAGTTTTAGTACTTATAAATACCCGTTATTAAAATTTTAATTAATCTTCTAAAAAACTTTGTTTTTCTAAAAAATATAATTCTTTAAAAGGTTTCATTGCCATTCTAATTTCTTTAGTTGTTAATCCTGTCTGTTCTTTTAAATATAATAAAATCTTATTTTTAGCAAATTTATTTGTTACTTTTTTATCATATTTACCCTCTGGACTATCTTCCATAAATAAAATATGCCAATTTTTAAGAACATTTACAATTGCTTCACCTACAACTACTTCATTCTTTTTCATCCCCTCAGGAATAGAGATCATTTCATCAATTTTCTTTACAATTTTATTAATCAAAATTTCTAACATATGAAATTCTTCATTATTAGATAATTCATAATGATATTCAATATTTTGATTAATTTCTTCTACATAATCATCGTAAGGTAAAATTGTCTTTTTTTCAGAATAACTTTTTTTACCATGATCTTTAAAATAATTTCTTACAATTGTTTGACAATAACTATATGCCCTTGAATTAAATATTTTATAAAAATATTCATCAATATCATCTTCATTAACAATGACGTTACCTTCTTTTAAATCTTGAACCATTTTTTGTGCATCTTCCACAAAGATAAATCTAAATTTTTCACCTAATCTATTCCATTTCTCTTCATTCATTTTTTTTCTTTCAATAATGAATGGTTTATATTTAACCATGTGTTCAATTAAATGAGTTAATGCATTTTGTTCAACTTCTTCCATTTCATAATTTCCGATATGTATTGGATATCTTCGTAGAATAGATTGAATCATTTTTTGAAATGGTTCTTTGAGAATAGTGTTATAGATTACTTTCTTCTCTTCAGCCGAATCTGAATTTATGTAATCTAAAACAGCTTTTTCTTCTTTTTCTGCAAAATAGAGATTTGTTTTTTTCTTCATTTAACATAATTCAACACAATTAAATTATTTTTTTTCAACTACATTTTGCAATTGAGATATGTCAATAACACGATCATTAATAAAATTGGCTTCCTTAGTTGCAGTATCAAACCAGAATTTTCTTTCATTCATTGGCATTGTATTTAAATACTTGTCAAATAAACTACCCTCTCTATTTACAAGGTGTTTATAACCTATTTTTGGAATGGTATATATCTTACATGCATTATTTAATGCCCTTAATAAGAATTCATAATTAAATGTTAATTTAATATTTGATTTTAATCCACCAAGATTTAAAAATTCATTTTTATTAATAATACTTCCAGATATTTTAAAATCTGTATTTTGCTTAATTCCTTTTAAATTTAAATATCCCATTTCACCATTTTCACCAACAAATTGTTGTGCCCAAACCATTTCATTTGTAAATTTAACTGCTTCATTTTTTTCATTTACTTCTACAATCATTGATAAAAATATATCAATATCATCATAATTATCTACATATTTCTGACCATTATAAAAGAATGTATTATTATATTCATCATCAAATTCAAGAATTGAAAAATATTCCGCTTCTATTTTTGAAACAGCTAAATTAATTTGAGATTGAAAATCTGTTTTACCATCATTTTCAATTAAATTAAAAACTAATTTATCTTGATATTTTCGTAACATCGAATCTTTAAATCCAACAATATTTTCTTTAATTGATAAAGGAAATACAATATTAATTTCAGGATATTTATCTATTTTTTCTTGTTTTTCAATTGTTTCAACTGCTTTTGATAATAAAGTTGAAATTTTATCATCAAATTCATGTACAGGTATTATTACACTTATATTCATTTTTATATTATTTTTAAATTAAATTATTCTTTTGGATTATCTGTTTTAGATTCTATAGATGATTTAAATAATTCTATTCTTTTATTAATAATATTTTGATATACTGAAGTTATTTCACTTTCAGATTTTTCTGGAGTAAATTCTAATGCAATTTCTTCCATACTATTATATAAATCATCATCAATACTATCATCTAAGAATTTAATTAATGCTTCACCAATTAATACTGGTAGTTCATAAAAATTATCTGTCCAAATACCACATTTTTCTTTCATTTTTGTAGCATCACCTTTTTCATCTCTCTCTAAAAGATATTCTGGTGTAATATCTGGAATTAAACCAATTGGTAAAACACCACTTTTCATGCATTCAAGTGGGAATGTTCCCCAAGATGAAATTCTATCAACCCAAACTGCAGCAAAATTACCTCTTAATCTTTCTGCAAAATCTTTTCTTCGCATTGGTTGAGGTGGTTTACTCTTTGTTAACATTGGGTCAAATGTAATCCAACTATATTGAGGATATCGTGAATAAAACAATTTTACAAGTTTTGATATTTCATTTGGATTTCTACCAATTACTGAAATTATTGGTTTTTGAGGCATTTCGGTTCTTTTAAAATATTTTGGAATACTTGGATTATATGTTTGTATTTCAAATTTATTTTTACCGAAAAATGTTTCCATAAATTCTTTAATTGTTTGAGAAGTTGTAATAACATCATTAACTCCAAAAACTTTCCAATCAGTTCCCGGTACTAAAGCATTCAACATATAATCAACACTTTGTAATAAACCAATTCTAACGCAAGGTAAATTTTTCGTTTGTTCCATTACATTAGAAAATACCTCCGGAATTATCATAATATCTTCTGGACCAACAGTTAATTTATTATTATTCATAGGAACATGATCATGTTCAGTTAATTCACTATCAACCCATTTAGGTACAATATAATCGTCTTTTTCTGTTAATATTGAAACATTATATCCCATCTTTTTTGCAACTGTAGCATGATAATAAATCTCATAAACTGCTGCTGTAGGATTTTGTGTTTCAGGAACACAGAATAAAAATTTAGATTCTTTATTTTCAATTTTTCTTAAAGATTCTTTAATCTTTTCAATTTGTTCTAATTCAGCTTTATTAGCTTCATTATTTATTACTTGTTCACTCATTATTCTTTATTTTTTGGATTATTATATTCAATTATTTTTTCAAATTTTTCATTGTCAATTAATTCATTAATATGTAAAATTTTATCATTTATAGAACCATCTTGACATTCTTCATTATATGGTCGGGATAATTTAATAACTTTTTTCTCTTCCGGAGTTCCATCATTTAAGATTTCAGGATCAGTAGTAATTAAAATATCAACATCTTCCCACATTTCTTTGTTATCATTTACAAAATGATATTTTGTAAAACGACTCATAATTTTGCTTAAAAAGAATAAAGTTGGAGGTATACTAAACCAATTCTCTTTTGAAATAATTACAAAATCAACAAAATCTTTATATTTTAAATAAAATTTTTCTAAATGTAAATCAAGTTGATCGTACATTTTTCTTGCAGAACCATGTATTTCAAATAAATAATCTTCATACATAAATCTATTATATAATTCTTTAGCGGTTAAAATATTTTTTTCAGTTTTAAATGCAAGGTAGTCAATAGGTGCTTCACCTGTTTTTTTATCAATTTGATAATCAATAGGATTTATATCTTCAGGTAAATCTTCATTAAGAATTTTTACTTCTTCAGTAGTATCTTCCCATTTGTATTTTTTAAAAAAGTCGTAAACATATGAATCCTTTGGAACACCCTCTATACCAAATTCTTCAACATAATATTTATCAAACTGCAACCACCTTGCCCTTAAAACTTCATTAATATCTATACCGATTTTAATCTTCTTTTTCATTTTTAATTTTTTTTATTTGATGTTCTAATTCAATGTGTAATTCTTTCATTAAATTATCATGTTTTATTATTAATTTTTTATCTGTAATATATATAGGATTAATACATTCTATTCTGGAATCATATGATTGTACAGGAATTGTAATACTTTCACCCTCAACTGATTGAGGTGCTATTCTTTTGGCAACTTTATGTACATAATCAGGAATATCTTCTGATCTTATACCTGCAACTCCAATATATAATACAAATATTTTATTTTCCGTTTGACTCATAATATTCATTATATTTATTTTCAATTGTTGTAATTAATGGATTTCTAACATTTTCAGCATCATTTAAATCCATATTTATTACACCAAAGTCCTCGGTATCATTAAAAATATCTAATAATTTTTCTAAAGAACTTTCTTTTTTATTTCTTATATCAATTTGATTTACATCACCCAATAAAATTAATTTACAATCCGAACCAATCCTTGTTAATAATGTTCTTGAATTATCTAAACTCACATTTTGCATTTCATCTGCGATAATAATACAATTATCTAAACTTGCACCTCTCACATATGCTAATGGTACTGGTCTTATAATTTCTTTATCCATTAAGGTATCAATATTTTTTGCAGTAATGAGTTTTTCCATATTAATTAAAAAACTCCACATTACTGGTTCAATTTTTTCTTGTAAACCACCTTTTAAATAACCTACTTCTTCATTTTTTAATGTTGTAACTGATTTAACAAGATATATATTTTTAAATCTATTTTCTTGTTTTCTTAATAAACTTAACGCATAAGCAACACTAACAAATGTTTTACCCGTACCCGGAGGACCTGCAGCAATTGTTATTTGATTATTCCTTATAGAATTTATTAATTTAATTTGATTATCATTTTTAGCTTTAATTCTTATATTTTTAGGAATTAAAGTTTCAATTTCTTTTTTTACTGCAGATATTTCAGCATTACTATTAGCTGTTAAAATATCTTCAAATATTTCATCTTCGTTTCTTTTTTTTGATTTCCCCATATAAAAATATCTGTTTTATATTTACTTATACGTTCAGAATAATATTTTCTTGAATTTTTCACCAAAATTTTTTTTATAGTATTTATTATAAAAAATTATAATATGGAAAATCAAAATCAAGAACAACCACAAAAAAAATCAATTAATGATGTGGTTAATGAGTATAAAGAAAAACATAGTGAAGATAAAAAAGCTGATGTGAATGAGGTAAAAGAAGTAAAAACTGCATCAATTCCCCATGCAAATGAACAATTTAAGGAAATTATGCAAAAAGAAACTGATCCTGATTTAACAACAACTTATGAGATTGTTAAATTTCCATCAGAGGGTTTATTTTATTCTAATAAAATTAGTGAAGTAGAAGTTGAATATATGACATCAAAAGATGAAGATTTAATTACTACACCATCATTAATTGAAAAGGGTAAAGTTTTAGATGTATTATTAAAAAGAAAAATTAAAACACAAGGAATTAATATTGATGAACTTTTACCGGGAGATAGAAATGCAATATTATTATTTTTAAGAACATCGTCATATGGTTTTGAATATGCAGTTGAAGTTTCTGATCCAAGAACAGGTATTCCATTTCAAGAAACTGTTGATTTAGGTAAATTAAAATATAAAGAATTAGAAGAAAAACCAGATATAAATGGTCATTTCGAAGTTTATATTCCAATGCGAAAGAAAAATGTAAAATTTAAATTATTAAGTGTTGGTGAAGATAATCATTTATTTAATCAAGCTGAAGCAATTAAAGAAGCATATAATTTAGAATTTAGTGAATATAATACAATGAAATTGATTGCACAAATTGTTTCTATTGAAGAAAATACTGATAAAAATTACATTAAAAAATTTGTTGAAGCAATGCCAGCATTAGATGCTTTAACTATTAAAAGAAAAGTTCTTGATGTATCTCCTGATGTTGATATGCAATATGAATTTACTGCAAAAGATGGTTTTAAGTTTCCAGCAAAATTAACTATAGGTGTGGATTTTTTTTTCCCCGCAATTTAGTGGGAAAATATAAAAAGATGGTAGATGAAGAAATCTATGTCTTAACAAGACATGGTCGATTCGAAGCCAGTTATATTGAAAGTATTCCAATATATAGAAGAAGACACTTTTTATTTTTATTAGAAAAAGAAGCTGAAAAACTTGAAGAACAAGCTGAAAAAGTAAAAAATCAAGGAAATTCAAATAACATGATAAGACCAAGATAAAATCTTGGTTTTTTTGTATTTATATTAAAGAATTATATACATGGCAGACAATAAAAGATTGAACATTAAAGACCTTGAAGCATTATATGCTAAAGAAAAGGAATTATCTGAATTAAAGATTAAGCTATTAGAGGATGAAAGAAGTCGATTAAGTAATGTTTTAGATGCAAAAAGACGTATTGCAATAGAACAAGAAATTGCTAATGAAAGACAAAAATTAGCTAATTCAATGCAAGATGCTTATAATGATGCATTAAATGATGGATATGAAATTAGTAAAAGAACAACAAACGCACTTGAAAGAAGAATAAAACAACAAAAAGAATTAATTAATAATCATAAAAAGATTATTAAAAACAAACAAGATATTTTAAAACTACAAGATAAAATTGCTGCAAAAACTAAAATGACGTGGCAATATCTTATGGATTCCGATAAAGCAATTCGTTCTACCATATTAAATCTTGGGATGAGTGTTGCTAAAGCAGAAGAAATGAGATTGAGTTTTGAACAATCTGCAGGATATGTTACACGCTTAGGTGGTGGTTTAGGTGATATTCAAATCATGATCGAAGGATTTGCTGATGAAACAGGTAGAGCACGTGCATTATCAGCAGAAATGGTTAAAGACATTACATTAATTGGTAAAGGAATTGGATTAGGTATTGAACAAGCAACAAGATTAGCTGCCCAATTTGAATATATGGGTGTAAATGTTAAAAATGCTATGGATTATGCTCAAGGGGTTGTTGAAACTGCGGAATTAATGGGAATTAATACAAATAAAGTATTAAAAAATATTACTGATAACTTTAAAACTTTACAGAAATTTACTTTTATTCAAGGTGTTAAAGGCTTTGCACAAATGGCACAATATGCTGAAAAATTTAGTATAAATATGGAAAGTGCTTTAAGTGCAGCCGAAACAGCAAGAAATTTAGAAAACGCAATTGATCTTGCAGCACAATTGCAAGTAATGGGTGGTGAATTTGCTAAAACAGACCCATTCCAGTTATTATTTTTATCTCGTAATGATCCTGCTGCATTTACAAAAAAAATAAATGAAATGACAAAAGGTGTAGTTTCATTTAGAAAAATGGCAGATGGTACATTTGAAAAATTTATTTCTCCTGCCGATAGAGATCGTCTTGCTGCAGTAGCAAAATCATTAGAAATGAGTACTGAGGAATTAGTTGAACAATCATTACGTATGACAGATATACAAAAAATGCGTCAACAAATGATTGGTACTGGTCTTAGTGATAGAGAAAAACAACTTGTTGAGGGTATGGCAACTTTTGATAGTAATCTTGGTAGATTTACTGTACAAATTGCTGGACATAAAAAAGATATTGCAGAACTAAGTGCTCAAGAAATTAAAATGCTTGATAGACAATCAAAATCTTTAGAAGAAAGAGCATTAGCTGCACAAACATTTGATGATGCATTTCGAGCAACTATTGAAGAATTTAAAACTATTTTATTACCAATGTTACAAGGAGTTAATAAAATTTTAACTGCTGTAAGACCTGTTGTTATTAAAATTACAGATTTTGTAAAAGATATGGCAGATAGTAAAGCAGGTTGGTTAAAGGTAGCTGGTATGTTAATGGGTGCGGGAGCATTATGGAAATTAGCATTACAACCATTATTAGGTGGTGCAATGGATAATATTGTTGGTGGTTTAAGTCGAATCCCAAGAGTTATTAGAACAGGAATTAGTGGTAAAATGCCAACCAAAGCACCTGTAGGTAAAGCTAAAGGATTAGGAGGTATTAAATCTGGATTAGGTGTTGGTGCAGCAGCAGCAGGTATTGGTGGAGGTATTGCTATAGCTGCAGAGGGTTTAAGTGCATTAGCAGATTCTTTATCTAAATTAACTCCTGAACAAGCTAAAACATTAGAAAGTATTGCAAAAACATTAGCAATTACATTTCCTGCAGCAGCAATAGGTATTGCAGTAGTTGCTGCAGTAGCAGCACCAGCAGCAGGACCATTATTAGCATTAGGTGCAGCATTATTAATGATTGGTGGTGCTATTGGAGTAGCAGCAGCAGGTATTGGTATAATGACTACTGGTATTGGTAAAATGTCTACTGGATTTGCAACATTATTGGATAGTGCTGAAGGAATGGGTGGTGAATTATTTTCTATTGCAGCAGGTATTGGAGCAATATCAATTGCATTAACCAGTATGGCTGTAGGTGGATTTGGATTACCAGTTTTTGCAGCTACATTAGGATTAATTTCAAGAAAATCTGATGATATTGAAAAAATTGGAACTGCTTTTGGACACATTAATGCAGTATTAAATGGAAGTAGAGAAAATTTATTAGATGTTGAAAGAGCTATTAAAAATATTTCAAATACAAATTTGAATAATCTAAATCAATTCTCTCAATTAAAAAATATATTTAATAAACCATTACAAGTTGAATTCTCTGATAAAGAAGTTGCTATGGTATCTAATATTACACTAAATATTGATGGTTATAAATTTGTTCAAAAATTAGGAATACCAGAAAAAGTACCTATTATACAAAAAGAACTATTAACTGGAAAAGAATCTGGACGAGGATAATTTTATTCATATTTAAATAATACTTGTTTATGTTAATTTTTTTTTGTAACTTTGCACACAGCAATTTTTGCAAATTCAATTGCTTAATTTAAAAGTAATATGCAAAAAAAATTCCTGTTTATTTATTCTACAAATAAAAATCAAACTTACAATAATTTGTAACTAAATTATACTAATTTAATAAAAATCTTGTGATATAGGGGGCATATTTTATCAAAATTTTTCGTACGAAAAATTTAATGATAATTTTATATTATAATTATTTCAATATCAAATATTTAATTATTATAAAATTACTAACTCAATAGAAGAGGGGGTTTATTATATATAAATCTCTCCGACCTATAGGTACAGTTTTTCCCAAGGTAAAAGTAGAGTATATAAAATTATTATGCAAGTATTTATATTAAAAAATATTAAATGGGTAAAGCAAAAGACAGTAATAAAGCTCGAAATATATTTACAAGTAATAGTGTTAGTTCCACACCTACTACGGAACTCAACCCGTCACGTCTTACTGAAACAACAGAAGATTTAAGAAATTCATTGGTTACAAGAAATTTATATACTGATTTCAGACAATATCCTTTACAACCTAATGATAGACAAAGAATTGTAAATTCTGTAAGTACTGTTCTTGATACAGTTGCACCATTTAATAGTAATAGTTTAAGTAATTCATTACTTGGTCGAATTGCTTCTACACCAACTACACCGTTAACAGATATTGGTTTAATAATGTTAACTAAACAATTTACATTAAATTTTAAATCAAATGTAGCGCAAGAAGTTTTTCCAACAATTAAATTATCTAATTTATGGGATGGATCACCAGATAGTAAATTATTTACAGAAAATAAAAATTTTAGAATTACTCAAAGAGAAGATGCTGGTAATTTAGATAATTTTCTTGAAAGATTTTTTGGAAATTATAGAACATTAGAATATCCATTTGTCGTAGATAATTCAAATGAGGAATATTTAAGAAATACAGGTAGTGCACAATTAACAAATTTATTTGATGCAATAAATAAGAATTTATATAAAACTAATGATAGTACATATTCTGAACTTGCAACAGAAATTAAAGTACCTATTTTAGATAGAGTTAATGATATTCCATATTATTCATATTTAAATGATAATAAATTTAATCCATATTTATATGTTGGTCAATTTTTATCACAAGAGGCAATTGATGATGCTAATATCACAATGGAATTAGCATATGAGAATGTTTCAAAAAATACAAATGCTGGACAAGAATATGTACCTAATTTAGATGCTGTTGATGATTTAGGAAAAACGAAAAAAGATGATGATTTTGATATCGAAATTAATGAAGAAACTGGTTTTAATGAAGATATTGATAATCAAATTGTATGGGGTCGAGATGGTATCACGGAAAGAACAAATAATAGAATTGATATTTTAAGGGGGTTGGAAGATGATGCAATTGCAGCAAATAATAATTTAGCAGATAAATTTAATGTGAGAATTGGTTTGTTAGAATATACAAGAAATTTATTAAATGCATCACAAGGTAAATTTGTTGATCAAACAAGAAAAAGATTCACTCAATTTAATCCCGTAAAAACTGGTTTTAATGGTTCTGGTTTATGGGAAGCACCTGAAGATTCATTATTTGAAGGAAGAGTTGGTGTAAGACAACATTCTATATTGGATCAATATGATAGATTTGCAAAAGCAATTCGATTTGATGGTAATGAAGTTTATGGTGGTAATCCTGATTCAGTTATTTATAAATCTGTAATACCAAGAATTCATCCTACATTAAATAAAGAAAATCAACCAGACCCAAAAAATTTAATGTTTTCTATTGAAAATTTAGCAATTAGAGTTATTGATAATTCTGAATTAAATTATGCAATTATTGATGATGAATTTGGAACTCAAATACCAAAATGTGAAGCAGGTCCTTTTGGTGGAAGAATTATGTGGTTTCCACCATATATTGAGTCATTTAATGAAGTTGCTGCAGCAAAATATGATCCTACAGTAATGGTTGGTAGAAATGAACCAATATATACTTATATGCATTCAGAAAGAAGTGCAACATTATCATTTAAAGTATTAATGGATCATCCAGAGCAAGTTAAATCATTTACAAATCATAAAGAAGTAGCAGAATTTTTTGCATTTGGTGGTGGTGATACATTTAAATCTGAAGTGAAAAATGAAGCTAAAAAATTAAGTAATAATGATGATAAAATTAAGGAAATTCAAGGACCAATAGATGAATTACCACCTAATATTCAATTACCTGCGGATATTGGTGTATATTATCCTAATGATTTCCCTAATGGTAGTAGTTTTTCAGTAATTGATGATTTATATAACGTTCAAAATTATGAGATCATTCAAGGATTAAAAAATACTGAAGATGTAGAATCATTTGGTTTAAATCAAGATATATTTTTATTAACTGGATTAACCAAAATAAATGAAAGTGAATATGAATTAAATGTTCCACCGGGATTTACACAATCTCAAGCAAAATATATTGAAGGAGAAAGAAGACTTGATGATTCAATATATCAAGTATTTAATGATGAAAATAATGTGAAATTTTTTAAAATAACTATTGTTGGAGAATCAACTAAATTGTATACTCCGGGAGTTTCTAATCCAACAGATGATGAAAATGCTGAACAATATAATGATGAATTAGGTTTAAGAAGAGCAGAAGCAGCTAAATCATTCATTGAAGAAAGAATAAAAAAAGTAATTGGAAAATCACCAGATTCATTAGGAATTACTATTGAAGCAACTACAATTGGAGCAACATCTGCATCTGATCAAAATGCTTCTGTAGAAAGTATTCCTTCAAGAAGTGCAAAAAGTGAGAGAGCAGCAGTAATTAAATTTGAAAAAAATACAGTAACTCCTGATCCGAAAGAAACAAATTTAACTTCTGAAGATCAAGAGTCAATAAATAGACTGAAAGAAGAAAATCAAGTTTTACAATCACGTAGAAACATTGATAGAAGAAATGGTACAATTAATTGTGTTATGAATGAAAGAGATATTGAAGATGGAATCTTAAAAGGTTCTAAAGCAATAACTCAAAATAAATTTTATTCAGCATATCATTCTCAAACCCCTGAAGATTTTCATAAACGTTTAACATTTTTACAACAATGTACAAGACAAGGGGCAGCAATTAGAGCAAATCCGGAAGTTGATCCAAATGGAATTACAAGAGTTAAAAATTCTGTATTTGGTCGTCAACCAATTTCTATTTTAAGAGTAGGTGATTTTTATTATACTAAAGTTATTATTGAAAATGTAACAATTGATTATGATGAAAATATTTGGGATACTAATCCTGAGGGATGGGGATTACAACCAATGATAGCAAATGTTACATTACAAATGAAAGTATTAGGAGGACAATCACTTAAAGGACCTATTGACGCATTACAAAATGCAGTTTCGTTTAATTATTATGCAAATTCAACATTTAAAAATGAAGGTGTATATAGAACTGCAACTGCAGCAGCAGAAAGTCAAGAAAGTTATAATGAGGGTGTTTTAACTCAGAAACAAGTTGAATCACAAGATCAATTTAATCAAACAATAACTTATGGTATTCCAAATAATATTTATGGATATACTGATGATGATGTTTTATAAATTATGGCACAACAAGATTATAATAGATATGCAATATTGAAAAATGATGATGGCACTATAAATTCAATGCCATTTATCCAAATTCCAGAACGTTCAAGTGATAAATATGAATATTGGAATACAACATTTAGTAGAATGGATAAATTAGCACAAAAATATTATGGTAATCCATTTTATGATTTTTTAATATTATATGCAAACCCAACATTTATGTCAGAATTTGATATTCCGGATGGTACTTTAATTAGAATACCTTTTCCACTTGCACAGGCAAGATCAGATTATGAAACTAAATTATCTCAGATTGTAAATCAATAATCCTTGCAGTTGGTTTTATTTTCTTATATATTTGTGAGATAAAATGTTAATTTCATGAAAAATAAGATAATTGTAATATTTTCTACACATCTTTCCAATGAAGAAAATGTAAAATTCGAAAAACATATTGCAGAAACTATTGGTGTAAAACATAGGACTGTTTGGTATACAAATTTAAATCAATTTTCATTAACACAATTATATAATAAAGCACTTAATGAAGAATATGAAAGAGATGCTATATTTGTTTTTTGTCATAATGATATTGTATTTAAAACACAAAATTGGGGTAAAAAATTACTTTCCAGATTTAATAATAGTGACTATGGAATATTAGGTGTTGCTGGAACAACATTTATACCGGAATCTGGACGTTGGTGGGATGATAGATCAAAAATGTATGGAACTGTAGAACATACAAATGGTATTAGTCAATGGATTAGTGAATATTCAGAACCAATTAGAAATATACAGAGTGTTGTACATGTTGATGGTCTTTTTATGTCTGTTGATCCAGATAAAATAGAAAAAAAATTTAATGAAAATTATGGTAAATTTCATTTTTATGATTTGACCTTTTGTGTTGATAATTATTTACATGAAGTTTATATTGGAGTAATTGATGATATTAAAATATTACATAAATCAGTCGGGGCAACAAATGATGAATGGGAAAAAAATCGAATAAAATTTATTGAAGAATATAAGGAATATTTACCAATAAAAGATATTTCATCTAATAATCTAAGAGTATTAATTTGTTGTCAGTTTTTTAAAAATTATACTGGTTCAGAAGTATCAAATTTTGAATTAGCAAAAGAATTAAAAAAACTTGGGTGTGATGTAACTATTATATCAACATTAGTTGGTGATCCATTATTATCAAAAGCAAAAAAATGTGGTATAAAAGTATTTCCAATAGGAAATGCACCAAATTTTATGATTACTGAGCAAAATCAATTAGCATTTTATAAAAACCAAAAAGAATTTGATATTATTCATATTAACCATAAACCAATTGGTACTCAGATATTACAAATGTATCCAAATACTCCTGCAGTAATGCATGTACGTAGTGAAGTAATACCTACTTTTGAAGAACCAATTATTAATCCACAAATAAAAAAATATATTTCAATAAGGGATTCTATTACAGAATATATTAAATCATTTAATATTGAGGAAGAAATGATTGTGGAGATAGATAATCCATTTGATTATACTCGTTTTAATACAGATTATAAACCATTTAAAAGTGATACTGGCAAAGAAGTTGTGTTATTTGTAGGAACACTTGATTATTTAAGAAAACAAATTCTTTTTGATTTATATGAAATGACAAAAGAAAATAATCAATTATTATGGATTATTGGTGAAAATAGTGGTGGATATGTGAATAAATTATTAGATATTCCTATAAATGAATCACATGTGAGATATTTTGGAGTAAAATCAAATGTTGAAGATTATGTGAAAAAATGTAATTATACTGCTGGAATTTTTAAAGGAAGAACTACTATAGAGGGTTATTTATGTGGTAAACCGGGATGGATATATAAAGTTGACAAAGAAGGAAATATTCTTGAAAAAGAATTAAATCAAGTTCCAAAAGATATTGAAAAATATAGAAATGATTTTTCTGCAAAGAAGGTATTTAATTTATATGAAGATATAATTGAAGAAACTTGGTTTGAATAATGAAAAAAAGAAAAGGAAAATCGATAAAAAGAAAAATACAAAAGAAAATTGAATTACGCACAGGTAGTCAATTTTTTGAAACCAGTAAAGGTATTAATCAACAGAAAAAAATGGGTTCAGCAGATGATAGAGTAAATGCAAAAATTCAGAAATCACCATCAAAAGAAAAGATATCTATTGATTCAGTGAATGATAGAGATAGTGTAAGATTTTTTGGTAAGGCAATTAAGAAAATAAAGAAAAAAATAATTAGTTATGATATTATTGATTATGGTAAATATGTAAAAAAAGAAAATGTATATTTTGATACCGTTGTTTATATATCTTCTTATAATCGATATGAAAAAGTGAAAAATATTTTAACTCAATTATTTTCTCAAAAAACAGAATATTCATTTAAAATATTATTAATGAATGATGGTTCAACAAGGGGAAATTACAATGAATTGAAAAATGATTTTCCTGAAATTATGTACCTTGAAAATGAAATAAATGGTGGTAAAAAATATTATTGGCGAACTAAAAATAAAATTTGGGAAGAAATAAAAAAAATAAAAACTCACGCAATAATACAAATTGATGATGATTTTGTACTATGTGAAAATTTTATTGATTATATAATGGATTTATTCTTTAAATTAAAGGAAGAAACAAATACATATATGGGTATTAGATATCATTATGGTCATAGAGATTTAGATTTTGAATTTAAAGAAGAATTTTGGGATAGAGATAAATATTTTCATGGATTTGATGGTGGCAGTGTATTTGATCCACAATTTATGGAAATGTTTGATTATAAAATAGATAAAATAAATGAAGAATTATTTAAAAATGAGGGAGCACATTCTTATGTGTGGGAAAAATTAAATGATTTTATTATTAAATTCGGAGTATTGGTTTACAAAACAAAAAAATCTTTAGCATGGCATGATGGAAATGAAGATTCAAAAATGCACCCTAAAATAAGATTAAAAAGAAAAGTTCATACAAAAAATTTTTTAAACGATAATGAAAGGCACAACATATAATATAAATTTAAATAATGTCAATATTAATAATAAAGTATTATTTGCAGGTCCTTGGGTTGGTGAATTTGGTTGGGAATTATTTTGTTGGCAAGCACATATTAGAAAAATTTCTAAAAATTATAAAAAAGTGATCATAATGAGTAGAAGTGGTCATGATTTTTTATATGAAGATTTTGCTGACGAATTTGTAGAATTTAATACACCACCGAATGCTATTGTTGATAGTTGGAGATGTGTTGGACATAACGAACAAAAAATGAAAGAAAAAATATCAACTTTAAAATTTGATGTTCAGCAATCTAATATAAATATTGGATTTGTATTATATGGAGATGGAAAAATGAGTATTACTGATAAATTTAAAAATCAAGAATTTGTTAAATATCAATCAAATAGTTTAAATAAAAAATTTGATATTTTAATTCATCCTCGAAATAGAAAAGTTGGTGATGTTAGAAATTGGAGTAAAAAGAATTGGCAAACTTTAATTGATAAATTAAAAGATAAATTTAGTATTGCTATGATTGGTAGTAATGAAACATATACTTTAGAAAGTGTTGAAGATTATCGCAATATTTCAATTAAAGATACTGTTAGTTTAATGAATAGAACTAAATTAGTAATTGGACCATCCTCAGGACCAATGCATTTAGCAAGTTTAGTGGGTGCACCACATTTTGTTTGGTCAACACCACATAATAAAATAAGATATGAACAAGCATGGAATCCATTTCAAACACCTGTATATTTTTATGGTAAAGAGGCATGGAATCCAAGTGTTGAAAATATATATAATAAGATATTAAACATATTAAAATGAAAATATTATTTGTAGCAGTTTTTAATCCTCGATCAACAAATGTTTCACAATCAGATGGTTTTCGTAAAAATGGTTGTGAAGTTATTGAATTTAATTATCGAGTTATTGCATCTGAGATTGGTAATCAACAAAGAGACAGACAATTAGTTGATCTATGTAGAAAAGAAAAACCAGATGCAGTTATATTTAGTAAATGTAATGAAATTCAATCATGGGTTGTTGATGAATGTAATAAATTATCAAAAACTGTTTTATGGTATATGGATACTTTAAATGAAAATTACAATAATTCATTAATACAAAAAATAAAAAAATGTGATTTAGTTTTTTGTGGTATATGGGCATCATATTTAAAAGCTAAAGAACTTGGTGGTGATAAAGTATTTTTCTTACAAGAAGGTTATGATCATTTAGTTAATTACCCAATGGAATTACCTTATAAATATGATGTTTCATTTCTTGGTGCATTAAGAAATAAAAGACATGAATATCATAAAGCAATTAATTTTACCCTTATTGGTGATGCATTTGGTCTCGAACACACTAAAGTAGTTACACAATCTAAAATAAATTTGAATTTTACTGAGGGAGGTACTTCAGATAGAACATATAAAGTTTTAGCTGCAAAAGGATTTCTTTTAACAGAACCTTGGGAAAGTATGGAAAATGATTTTACTGTTGGTAAAGATTTTGATATTTTCACTAATACTCAAGAATTAAGAGAAAGAATAGATTATTATCTTCAACATGAAGATGAAAGAATAAAAATCGCTGCACATGGTTATGAAACAGTAAAAAAATTTGATAGAATTAATTGGGCACGAGAAATTATAAAAAAATTGTAATTATGATAGAAAAATACAAAGAAAATTTAAAAGGTAGATATCCAACAACTAAGATAGTATTTTCTTTATTAGAAGAACGAAAAGTTAAAAATATTGTCGAAACAGGTACTATTCGAAAATATAATAATTGGAGTGGTGATGGATATTCAACATTAATTTTTGGTGAATATTGTAAAAATGTTGAGGGTCAGTTATGGACTTGTGATATTGATCCGGAAGCAATAAAAATATCGAAAGATATAACAAATGAATATTCGGATTATATTCATTATATTATTGATGATTCCATTAAATTTCTAACTAATTTTAAAGAAAAAATTGATTTATTATATTTAGATTCTTTTAATTCAACAAAAGGAATGGAAGAACAGGCATCGGAACATAATAAAAAAGAATTATTAGCTGCAATGAATAAATTGCACCAAGATTCAATAATATTTATTGATGATTATCATCATGCAAGTAAAAAAGGTAAAGGAATGTATTCAGTACCATTTTTATTAAATAATGGTTGGAAATTAGTTAGTGATGTAAAAAATTATCAGGCAGTGTTAATAAGAAAATAATATGGAAGAATGTATAATTTGTGGTGGTAGATGTTTTCCATTTCATGAAAATTTTTTGAAATGTGAAAATTGTGGTTTATATACAAATAACAATTATTCTTCACAAGAAAATTTAAAAAACATGTTGAAAAATAACATGTTAACGGCATCGAGAAATAAAGTAGTTGAAAATAGAAGATTAGGAAGAGCAAAAACCCAAATAGAAGTTATTAATAATTATTCAAAAAAAGGAAAAGTATTTGATGTTGCTGCTGCTGGTGGTTTTTTCATGAAAGTAGCACAAGATGATGGATGGGTCGTTGATGGAAATGAAATTAGTCAAGCATCTGTTAATTGGGCAAAACAAAATTATAATCTTGATATTCGAAATAATTATTTTGAAGAATTAGATTTACCAAATGATTTTGATGTTATTGTTTTTTGGAATACATTAGAACATATGCATAAACCAGTTGAATCATTAAAGAAAGCATATGAAATTTTAAAACGTGATGGTTTAATTTATATACGTGTTCCAAATAGGGATGATAATAATCTTGCAAAATATTTGGAAAGATTACATTCATTTGAATTTAATGTTCGAAATTTAGATAAATTATTAGAAGATAACGGATTTAGCAAAATATTTATTAAAACAAATACTGATGATGCTGAAGCTATGGATTTATTATATAAAAAAATTTAAAATATGAAAATATTAGTAACTGGTGCAGGTAGAGGTGGTACTAACTTAGCTACCGAATTGATAAAAAAAATGAATATTGTGACATTTACCTCTAATGTTGAAGATAGAAATTTATTTAATTATGGTGCTATTATTGATAACTATGGTACTAAATTAGCTACTGAAAATAAAGGATTTACGTTAACAGCGATAGATTCTTTAATGAAAAATAATGAAGATTTACATGTTGTTTTTGTAACAAGACATCCAGTAGATAATTGTTTATCAAAAATAGTTAGAGGGCAACCAAAATCAAAAGGTGGTGATTCTATGGTTGAAGAATTAGCACCAGATGCTACAATTGAAGGGTCTATTAATGCTTTAAACCATACATATAAAATTCATAAACATTTATTTGAAAATTATCCTGATAGATTATTAACTTTTAAAATGGAAGATTTAATCGAAAATTCAAGAGAAGTTGTGATAGACGTTGCAAATAAATTTAATATATTAATACCTCATAGTGTATATGATTTTTATAAATCAAATAGAAATAGATATCAAAAAGCAAGATATGGTGATGAATTACACAAGCAAGTTGATTTATATAAAGATTTAGTTAATAATTTTGATGGGTTTTTTGTAAATAAATTAGATTATGTTGAGGAATTATTTGATAAATTAGATGTTATTATAAAATATTTTAAATATGAGTAATTTAATAATATATCCACATGGTTTAGGTGATTGTTTAATGTTAACACCTGCAATAAGGGAATATTATTTAACTCATCGAGTCAAACCAAGTGTTGCTATTTTAAAAAGGTTTAAGAATACAGAAATATTTAAAAATAATCCTTTTATTGATAAGATATTTTATCTTAATGACCCATGGCATGATTATCAAAATCATATGATTGGATTTCAAGAAGTGGAAAAAGATGGAATTAAATTAGCACAACAACATGGCATATCAAAAGCAATTATGTTAATGCAACCACCTCCAAGACATAAAATTACAATTAATGCTGAATTTATGAGTGTCAATTTATCTTCAAATAAAATTGATATATTTACTAATAATAATGATAAAAAAATTGCAAATGATATAATAAAATCAAATGTTGGTAATAATAAATTTGGTTTTATTCAAACATATACGGGTGCTGGAAAATCAAAAGATTTACCAGACGGTTTTGGAGAAAAATGGTTAAAACAAAATAGAAATTTGAATCATTTTATTGAAATTGGGAAAACATTTAAATATGATGAATATAATATAAATGTACAATTTGAAATTTTAAGAAAAGCAAATGCTGTTTGTATTCCGGATTCCGTTTTTTATCATGCATGTAGTGGATTAGATAAAAATATTGATTTTGTTTATTTTGGTAGGGGAAATGATGTTTATGTCAGAGTAGGTAACCTGAATAAAAATATTAATGAAAATGTTAATTTTAAATTAATTTAATGAGAAAACCTCCAGTCTTTTTAATAGGTGCAAATAGAAGTGGTACTTCAATATTGGCAACAATATTAGCCGAACATGAAGAAATAAATCCTATATTCTCTGTTCAAAAACCCAAATTAGGTGATGGTGGACATACAAGAGCATATAGTGAAAGTACTATTTGGGATAGTCTTGAGAATAATAATGCAAGATTATGGGGGTTAAACGAAAATATTAATAATGTTTATATAAATAATTTACCAGAAAAGAGAATAAATCAATTAAAAAAAGAATTAAATAATTTAAGAAGTGAAAATAAGTTAGATTTAATAAAAAAACCTAAAAATATTATGAGGATACCTTTAATAAAAAAAATGTATCCTAAATCTAAATTCATTTTAATTGTTAGAAATCTTAAAAATTATATACATGGTGGTAAAACAAAATTTAAAGTAGGTGAAGATAAAATTAAGGAACATTGGCATAATGTATATGATATTGGATTACGAGATTTAAAAGAATATGCCGAAAATACTCATATAATTATTTGTTAGATGAAAAAAAAGCCTTGAAAGAAATTAATAAAATTTATAAATTTTTAAATATATCAGAAATAAAAGAAATACCACCAAAATTAATTAATGAAAAATATTCACATAATATTACATTCGATATGCAAAAATTAAGTATCTTTGAAAAAAAATAATATGATAGAACCTAAATTAGATATTAGATTAATATCCATAATAGATGCATTACCAATATATAATATTGAAAAAGAAATTTTAGTTGTAGGATGTGGTGATTGTAAAATTGATTATCATTTGAATAAAATGGGGTATAATGTTTATTCAACAGATTATGAAAAAAATAATATATTCTTTGAAAGAATGAAAGAATATTTTGAAAAATTAAATTTTAATGTTAGTAATATTTTTGACATTAAATCATTTCCAATAAAACAAGCTGAAACTGTTATTTGTTCTGAAGTATTAGAACATTTAAAAGATTATAAAATTGCATTTCAAAATT